GAAAGCACAGAACTTAAGATAGGTGACACATCATTTAAGGGCGTATGGATTGCTATCGTACTTGGTATTGGTAGTACTATAGGCGGTGGCGTGTGGACAGCCTCTAGTTTGTACTCAAGACTGGAAGCAGTAGAAGCACAGCAGATACCTGATATAAGCCCCATACGTGAGAATCTAGCCACTTTAGGCACAAGGCTAGAGACACTACTAAGTCAGCAAGAAAAGCTCTTAGAATTGAATACAGACGTTTCTACGCTATCTAACGAGATAGAAGCTATGAAAGCTACAGTAGCAACAGCAGAGATTATTATTAACGATATTGGCGATACAGAAGTAAAGTTCAAGACATTAACTAAAGAGGTAGAGGATTTGTGGAAGGGTATGGACTACCTTAACTCAAGCCCTTTACAGAGGTAAAATATGTTACAACAACTAATCGGACCAGTAACTGGACTACTTGACAAATTCATAGAGGATAAAGACAAGAAGAATGCGATTGCATTTGAACTTTCGACAATGGCTGAAAAGCACGCGCAGGAACTTTCGAAAGCGCAACTTGAAGTTAATAAGACAGAAGCGGCACACCGAAGCCTATTTGTATCGGGTTGGAGACCTGCTGTTGGTTGGACTTGTTGTATTGGACTTGCGAGTCAGTACATTCTTATCCCGATGGCAAATTTTGCGCTTGCTCTTACCGATTCTACCATTGAAATCCCTGTACTAGATGTGTCAACTATGATGCCAGTACTAATGGGTATGCTTGGTTTAGGTGCTATGAGAACTGTAGAGAAAGCTAAAGGCGTACAGAGAAACAAATGATGAACTTAAGAAGGTATGGATAATGACTTACTTACAACTAGTAAATAGTGTACTACGTAGGATGCGGGAGAATGAAACGGATAGCATTGAAAACTCAACGGATTCCTATGTAAAACTAATAGGTGAGTTCGTTAACGATGCTAGACGTACTGTTGAGGATGCTTGGGATTGGTCAGCACTTCGTAAGACAATAACAGTAACTACTACGAATGATGTATTCAGTTACAGCATGACGGGTACTAACAACTCCTTTAAAATACTAGACGTTATTAACGATACGTCTAACTTGTTTATGCGTCCCGCTAGTTCCTCTTGGATGAATAACGCATACTTAGTGCAAGAGCCTGTTAAGGGTTCACCTGAGTATTACTCTTGGAATGGTGTGGACAACAACGGCAATGCTTTAGTTGATTTATACCCTAAGCCAGACCAAGCCTATACATTACGATTTAACATTGTTGATAGAGACGACCCATTTACTCTTGACACAGATAAACTAGTTGTACCTTCAACACCAGTGATTCAATATGCAGTAGCTTTAGCCGCCCGTGAACGTGGAGAGACAGGTGGTACTTCAGCACAGGAACTATATGCCCTAGCGGACACTACGTTAGCAGATGCAGTAGCGTTTGATGCCGCTAGATTCCCTTCTGAAACTGTATGGACACCTTGCTAATGGCACAACAATTACAGAACATTACAGTACAAGCCCCAGGATTTGCGGGCATAAACAGTCAGGATTCGCCTATATCTCTTGACCAGTCTTTTGCGGCTACGGCTAGTAACTGTGTTATTGATGAATACGGACGTATAGGCGCACGTAAAGGCTACAGAGAAAAATCCTCTAATGTTTCCTTTGCTTCAAACAGTCGCGGTGTAGAAGCAGTATATGAGTCTTTAGATGCTAGTGGTAATAAACGTATATTCTCAGCTGTTGACAATAAAATATATGAAGGTCTTGACTTTTCATCCGACATAACACCTGCTAGTTATACACCAACAGCTAACAACTGGAAGATTGTTAGTTTTAATAATCATACATATTTTTATCAAAGAGACCATGAGCCTTTAATTTTTACAGACGCAAGTGGTACTGCTGTTTTAAGCAAACATAGTGCTTATGCTGTAGGTACTGCAACACCCAGTACTTTTTATCCTCAGGCTAACGAAGTTATAGGGGCGTATGGTAGGCTATGGGCGGCTGATGTATCAGGCAATACTAAGACTGTTTACTGGAGCGACACACTACAAGGACATAAATGGTCAGGTGGTTCAGCAGGTTCTTTAAACTTGAGTACAGTATTCCCTACAGGTCATGATGAGATTGTAGCACTAGCGGCACATAACGGCTTCCTAATCATTTTCTGTAAGCGTTCAATTATTGTCTACTCTGGTGCTGAAAGCCCTGCTACGATGCAACTAGCGGACACTGTAGAGGGTGTCGGATGTATTGCTAGAGACTCTGTACAAAACACAGGTACTGATATTATATTCTTGTCTGAAGACGGTGTACGTAGCTTCGGTCGTACTATACAAGAAAAGTCAATGCCTATGCGAGACATTAGTAACAATGTTCGTACTGAGTTAACTGAGTTGGTTAGAGAACAGGCTAACCCTATTAAATCTATATACAGTGCGGATGATGCATTTTATTTATTGTCTTTACAGGACAGTCAAACTATTTATTGTTTTGATATGCGAGGTCAGTTACCTGATGGTTCTAACAGAGTAACTACATGGAGTACTATAAACCCACGGAGCATGGCACTACTTCAAGATGGTAGTATCTATTTCGGTAGAGAGGACGGTATATTTAAATATGAAGAATATCAAGATGATGGTTCTTCGTATGAAATGATATATTATAGCAACCCACTTAGTTTCGGTAATTCTACTAACCTTAAGTTTCTTAAGAAATTTAACATTACAATTATCGGTAACGTAGCCGCTGAAACCACATTATCTTGGGGATACGACTACGCGGATACTTTTAATAAGACAGTATTCAGCACTGGGAAAACTGACACAGATACCAGTGAGTTTAATGTAGGACAGTTTGGCGACAACACGACAACACTTGTTGCTCCTAGCAGTACTGGAACTTACTTAGGAGCGTTTAGTTCTGCACCTACAACTACCGAAGTAAATGCTTTATACTACAACACAACGGACAGTAAACTATACTACTGGAGTGGTTCAGCTTGGGTTGAGGAAGACACTGTAGACACTGCTTATGTTGCCTCTAACTTTACTGGCGGTGTTGACATACAACGTCCTGCAATTAATACAAACGGAAGTGGTACTGTAGTAACCATAGGTATCGAGTCAACTATTAGTGGCTCGCCTTATTCAATACAACAAATAGATGTACACGCTCTACTAGGGAGATTAATTTAAATGACTGATTATACTATAACAACGAACTTTGGAGCAAAAGATAGTCTTCCTTCAGGTAACGCGGGTAAGGTAATTCAAGGCTCTGAGTTCACAACTGAATTTACAAACATTAAATCTGCAATAAACAGTAAAGCCAACTCAGCAGGTGACACATTTACTGGTGGAGTTGTTTTTGCTGATACTGTAGTTGCCAACGGCATTGTGACTATGAACTCTAATGCTATTGTTTCTAACGATTTAATTGTAGATACCGATACGCTTTTTGCAGATGCCTCTGCGAACAAAGTGGGTATCAACAACGCAACCCCTGCTCAAGAATTAGATGTTGTTGGTAACATCACAGCATCGGGTACTTTAATGGGTGCTATTAAAACAGCCTTGCTTAATGAAATATATCCAGTGGGTTCTCTTTATATTTCCACAAGTAGCACAAGTCCTGATACTTTATATGGCGGTACTTGGACTGCGATAAACGATGCTCATGTTTTACAGACTGCTACTGGAGCAGATGTAGGTAGTTACCATCAAGCTAACTCACGAGATATTGAAGAAGCTAACTTGCCCGCACATAGTCATGATATTAGTGCTATAAAACACACAAGAAATGCTTTTTATGAAGGCACTGAAGGGACAATAACTGTACTTAACGAAGGGGCAGGGGGAGAGAGTACTTCAGGTTCTTCGCTCCAGACAGAATCTACGGAAGATACTGGTAGCGGTACTGCCTTTAATGTTCAACAGGCTTCCTATGGTGTTTACATGTGGAAACGTGATACACTAGCCTAAAGAGGAATAAAGACATGAAACAAACTATAGAATTATCACAAACAGGTGTAAAGAACACACGGGAGAATGTGCAATGAGTACTGGTAATCCATACGCAGATGCCGCTTTATTTGGTCTAAACCTTTTAGGAGCTAGTAAGAAGCGTAAAGCCGCTAAAGCCGCGGCCGCTGAAGCAAGAAGACTTGCTCAAATGGGATACGACAAAGCAATAAGTTACGGTAGAGAGGTTCAAGAAGCATCAGCTTTTCAACCTTTTTCTATAACAACGGGTTTGGGCGGTGTCGATGTAGGGGCAGAAGGTGGGATAGAAACTACGTTAAGTCCTGAGCAACAATACATACAGGATATGTTGTTCGGACAAGCTACTGGTTTATTCCAACAAGCTGAACAAGACCCCGCTGTTGCACAGGCTAAGTTGTTTGAACAAATGAGAGCCACACAGCGTCCTGAGGAACAACGTCAGGCTCTAGCCTTAGAGGAACGTATGTTGTCTCAAGGTCGCTTAGGTTTAAGTTCTGATAGATACGGAGGTGCTACTCCAGAAATGTTAGCACAAGCCGCGGCACAACAAGAGGCTATGGGCAGAGCAAACCTAGCGGCACGTCAGCAATCATTGGCAGAGCAACAGTCCTTGTTTAACAGAGCGTCTGGTTTAATGAACTTGGGTTATGTACCACAGCAACAACTACTTGCTCCCCTAGAGTTTGGTCTTAAAGGTGCGGCATTAGCACAATCAGGACGCGAAAGAGGTGCAGGACTGTTTGGTGGCTTTGCCGCAGGTGGTGTAAATATGTTAACAAGCGGTCTATTTACCGCCGCAGGTATGGACTCTAAAAGACGTCAGGATGATGTTGATGCTTTTTTAGGACTGCTTCCAGGCTCGTAATGACTTATATAGAGGATTAAGTAATGGATATAAAAGAATTATTGACTCAAGGTTTGTTTACACAACCCAAAGAGCAACCCGCTGTTAATCGTGGAAGACCTTTAGTTGGTTTAGAGCTTCTTGCAAGCGAAGGAATGAGAGCAAGTGAAGGCGCGGCTAGTATTTTTACTGACGTAGGAGCAGGTCTTAGAAGACGTTTGTCAGACACTCTACAAGAGCGTGGTTATGATATTAATCTTTTAACGCAAGAAGAAAAACTAGGTAGAGAACTACAACAGTTAAACCTAGAAACACCTGAAGGTTTGACAAGACTTGCTGAGATACAACGCATGACTGGCGACCTAGAGGGTTCTTTACAGACATTGGGTACTTTGCGAGGTATGGCTCAACAAGAAAACCTAAGAGAAGGTCTGTTGAAAATAGCTAGACAGCAAGACAATGAAATGCTTGAAGAGTTTATTTCGGCAGGTGGTGATTTAAATAAAGTTCAAGAGTATTTATTTAAAGAACAAAAAGGTGCTAAAACTTCAGCCCCTCCAACTAAGGCTGATATGAAACTTTATGGAGATTTGTTGGAACAGTACACAGATGAAGACCTAGAGAAACTAGGACTAGATACTGACTTTAAACTATTTGGTTTTGGTGGCGGTTTAGACGATACTGATAAGCGTATAATTATAAACAATGCTAAAGAAATCTTTACAAACAAACCAGAGTTAGGTAAAAGAGGTGCATTAGATATAGCATTACGTCAATATAGTATGTCTGACTCAACAGGAGAGACACCAACAGACAGTTCTTCACAAATGACAGGCGCACCAATTAAAGGTTAATATAATGCTTAATCCCCGTAGTGTACGACCTATTACTGAAGTAGAAGAAGATACTAGCAAAGGAACTAATCCACGTGCTAGTGCTTTAACACGAGAAGAAAAAGTAGAAACCCCTTCACCTCATTATACAGGAAGACCAATACGTTTAGAAGAAATACAATCAAATGAATACTTAATGAGAAACGGTATTCTTGCGGGTGACTTGTGGGACGAAGAGACTGGTGAAATAACTAGATTGTTTTCTAAACCAGAGGATGCTATGGCTGAAGGTCATATTATTACTCAGGAAGAAATTAATTCTAACTCTTACTTACAAGAAAATGACATTAAAGCAGGTGACAGGTTCTATGATGGTACTATTCATCGTGCTAACAAAGACAACGCTTGGATGCAGTTTAAGTATGGTATACATGAGTTAGCCAGTGACGTAGAGAATGCAGGTATTTGGTTAGAAAGTAGAATACCTATTGGTGAGATAAACATAGACCTTGACATAAACGACTTTAGTGCTGTCAGTTATGATTCGCCAGAAGAACTATACGGCAAAGGTTTTGCTACCGCTTCTCCTGAAGAACGTAGAGAAATGATTATTGCCCGTAAAGAACGTCAAATGCAACACGACTTTGGTCAGTTCTTTGACCCCGATGAAGACTCAAAAGCAAGAATGCTTGGAAATGTTACAGGTGTTTTAGCCACACCGACTACTGCTATTCCTTTCTTTGGTGGTTATAAAACACAGGCTTTGCTAGGTGCTACTATCGCAGGTGGTAGTACAGCCTTAGACCAGTTTGTACAGGAGGGAGAAGTAGACCCCGCTTCTGTAGCTATGGCATCTACTATTGGTGCTGTGTTGCCTCCTACTATTATGAAGGGTGTTAATGTAGTAAAAGATAAAGGTGCTACAAAAGTATTAACACAGGCGCAAGCTGTTATTGATAAGCATATTGCTCAAGGTGGCTCGACTCGTGCTATTAACGAAGCACTTACTGAAGCAAAGATTAATCCTATTAAAGTAGAGATGGCGGCTAAAAGACTTGGTACAAAAGTTAGAATACCTTTAGATAAAACACAAGCAGAGAAGGCTATTAACAAAGCCATTGCTAGAGACTCTGCTGTGTCTCGTCAGTACAGTAAAGGTCTTGACAGGTTCTTAGGTACAATCTCTACACGTATCGGTAACATATCTCAAACTGTTAAAAACAGATTACGTGAGTTTGAGTTTGACACACACGCTAGGACTGCTGAATTTTCTAAAAGAGTAGAGCCTTTCTTTACAACATTTAAAGATGTCCCTAAAGCTACACAGGCACAAATATCTAAGCATTTATTTAATGGTGACTTTGACGCGGCTACAGGATTGATGGAGGAGTTTTCTCCTGTGTTGTCTGATGCTTTTAAAAACAATGTTAAGCCTGTTCTTGATGAGTTAGGCACAGAGTTGCTTGAGTCTGGACATAGCTTTGAAAAGATAGCTAATTACTTTCCACGTAGTGTTAAAGACTATGACGCATTACGCGCATCTCTTGGTCTTAAAGAACGTGGTATACTAGATGCACAGTTAGAGGCATACGCTAAGAGTAAAAAAACAAGCGTAGGTAACTTGTCTGATGAAGAAAGGTCTAAGGTTATTGACTTAGCGTTACGTGGATACAAGCAAACAAAAGACGGCTTTAAGCCTAGCTTTGCTAAACAACGTGCGATAGGTAAAGTAGATAACGTGACACTGGATACTTATGCTAATGCCGATGAATCACTAGCTATGTATATACGCAATGCTGTACACGATGTAGAAAGAAGAAAGTTCTTTGGTCGTTCAGGTAAAGTAGATGATGCTAATCAGTTTGACACACAAACATCTATTGGTCAGCTTGTTAAAGATGAATTAGAGGACGGTACTCTTGACAAAGCCAGACAGTTAGAACTAGAGGAGTTGTTGTCAGCTAGGTTTATAGGTGGTGAGCAAAGCCCATCAGCCTTAGGTAAAACCATACGTGACTTAGGATACATGGGTACTATCGCTAACCCCATTACAGCAATGATACAGTTAAGTGATGCAGGTGTAACATCTGGTCTCAGTGGATTTAGAAACACAATCGCATCTATGTTCGGTACTAAAGAGATTAAAATTGTAGACTTAGGTATTGATGATTTAATTACCAAAGAGTTAGCACTGGGTGACAACAGAAAGATTGCTAAAGCACTTGACAAAATAATGTCTGGTGTTGGGTTTAAAGCTATTGATAGGCTCAGTAAAGAAACACTTATCAATGCCGCCCTTAAACGTGCGCGTGCGGCAGTTAAGTCTTCTAAGGGAGAAGCGAAGCTACGTAAGGAAGTTGAGCCAGTAATGGGTAAAGAAACCGATGCCTTTATTGCTGACATGAAAGCAGGAGAAGTTAGTCGTAACGTCAAGCTATGGGTGTTTAATGAACTGTCAGATGTACAGCCTGTATCTTTAAGTGAGATGCCTGAGATGTATCTTAACTCTAAGAACGGCAGACTTGCGTATATGCTTAAGTCTTTTACCTTGAAACAAATTGACTTGGTACGTAACAAAGTAGTAGGTCAATGGAAAGCAGGTAACAAAGTACAAGCAAGCAAGAATGCGGCACTTTTAGCGGGGTACTTAACGACATCTAACGTAGCCACAGGCGCAGTTAAAGACATACTACTAGGTAGGGAAGTACGTGTAGAAGACATACCTGACAGAGCAATCTGGTCGCTACTAGGCGTATATGGTATGAATGAATATGTGTATGACCGCTACTTAAAACAAGGTAAAATCATTGAGGGAGGCATGGCGTACATCACTCCTGCCGCACCTTATGTAGAAGCGTTGTGGGTATTAGGCAGTGAACCCTTTGAAGATGACCCAAACTTTGCCCCTGCTTTGAACGGTATACCTGCGGTAGGTCGTTTAATGTATAACTGGTTTGGTGGTGGTGCTGAGAAATTTAATGAACGTCTGGATGAGGATGAATAATGGCTGAACGTAGAAGATATAACCCCTCAGTTCGTAGAGAAGAAGACCAACTAGAACAACTAGGTGAGCTAGGTTATGGTATAGCTAGTCTTGCCCCTGTTACTGGTGAAATCATTGCCGCTAAAGAAGCTAAAGAGTTGTTTGAGGAAGGCTCGTATGGTATGGGAATGTTTACAGCTTTAGGTGCTGTCCCCATCGTAGGCTCTGTATTACGTCCCGCCCTGAAAGGAGCAAAGGCTTTGATGGAGACTCCTGTAATGTCTTCAGCTAAGAACGTGGTCAATCAAACAGCCGCAAATATGCCAACAGCAATCAAAGGTTTCTACGAAGGCAATCCAATAGGTTCTTTTGCTAGAGACTTTACAGCCGAAGTAGGCGGTGCTGTAAGGACAAGAACAGATGCAGGTGCAAGAGCGTTCCAAGATTTGTGGGGCGTGTCGGCTACTAAAGTACAGGACATTTTTGGTGCGGGTAAACCTGCTCAAAGAATACTTAGTAAAACGCAGAAGGAAGCGGCTGAATTACGTAAAAGAGGTTTAAATAAAGAAGCTGACAAAGTAATTAAACAAGGCGAGACTGCCGCGAGGAAAACAGGACAAGACTCGGAACTTACTGGGCTGTCTATTGAGGCGCAGATGTCACCTAAGATTATTCCTGTAGAAGAAAGAGGTGCTTTAGCTAACAGCGTATACGGTTTAAACTATTTCTCTAGGGGCGTTGCTCAGTCAGACACAGCCAAACTAGCCTCTGAAATAGGTAATGGTAATAGGGTTGCGGAAGCGGGTAAAATACCTGACAATGTGACTAAGCAGTTTGTCAACCATCTGACTAAAGGACCACACGTAGGACGTACCGATGAGTTATACGAGTTCCAAGTTAAAGCTATGGATACTAGTAGAACAGTAGGTCGTGTAGAAGCAGAAGGTTTTAAAAGAGGCTCTATGCTTGTACGTGCTTTTAATACAGGTTCAGCAGGTTCTAAAAATAAAACAACCTTTCAGTTGTATTCAGACAGAGTTAACAAATTAAACAAGCAAAAAGAAATACAACCAGAAGAGGCTGTTGAGTTTTTACAACTAGCCGCTACAATGAACAACAGAAATACTAATACACTTAATAAAATGCTGAAGTCATCTTTTTCTAACAAGAAACTATTAGAAGAAGTCAGCTTGGGCAGAGCGCAGGCAAGAGCAGGAAAGACTGTACCCCCTGAAAGATTAAAGGTTCTTAATGCTTTTGAGAAAGCAGTCAGAGGTAATAAGATAGGAATGTCTAAAGTAACTGACGATGCAGGTAATCAAGTAGGTGGTTTAGACTTCAGTAAAATAAAGAAACCTAAAGGCAATGTAAAAGCACAGTCTTATTACC